GGTGTCAGAGAAGTCAAGATGGAAACCGTTGGTGCCATACGTTCCAGCGTATTCCTTAGGTTGCCATACTGAATTTGAATCGTATTTTCCGAAGTCAGTTGGTGCTAAGGCTTGACCGTCGATGAAGTGGATGTCGGCTAGGTAGCCGTCAAGCTGTTCCGAACCACCGATATGCCTGCCAATTGTATGCACCCAAGAACCAGTCAACCCTAGCTCCGTATCTGAGTTCTGAGACGGAAATGTTCCGGTTAATGTTTGATTTACACCATTGACGTATATTTTAATTCTGTCACTTGATGTTGCGTTTGCAGTGTCAATTACTAAGGTTAAGTGATACCAGGCAGAGGCGTCTCTAAACACAGCAGACGTATTTAGATCTGCTGCACCGTTATTGAAATATAATCTTATTGTATCATCAGTGTCAAAGTCATATGAAAATGTTGACGTAGCATTGTCTGATACAAGAAACAACCCACTATTATTAGCTAAGTTTCCTCGTTTAAGCCACATGCTAATTGTGGCTTTTCTTCTGTTTCCGCTGGTTGTGTACTGTTTGGACAAATAGGCACTATCACCTGGATTAAATCTCAAACTACGTTCAATAGCGTAGCCACCACCGGCACCCTGACCGGATGAACCAGCCAAGATGTTGCTTCCAATCACGCTCATGAATAGTTACCTGTAAATACGGCGTGGATAGAGGTTGCAGACCTCACCACATAATCCACACGGTCAACAGCAGAAGCAGTAGTGGTTAAGGTGGGAGCTGTACCTCCAGCAAAGTCCCAATAAGATCCCCACGCTGCAGTACGTGATCCTGTGCCATCTTGCACAATGAAGATAGAACCAGATTGACCAGCAGTTAGGTTAGTTGGGTTAGCAATAGTACGGTTACCAGCAAGGGTAACAGTGAAGTTATTAGCAGTTGCGAAGTCAGGAGTAATAGTAGCTCCGTCTGTCAACGTACCAATAGTGCCACGTTGTGCTGCAGTAAATGTTTGTGCAGTATCTGTTTTGGCAGTATCTGCGTCAAAGGCTTGAATGGTTGTACCAATGTCAGCAATACTGGCACCTGCTGGAATAGTTACAGTACCAGTAAATGTAGGGCTAGCAATATCTGCTTTAGCTGAAAGGTCAACAGTTGCTTGTGTACTTACAAGACTGCCACCTTCTTTAACATATAGTTTGTCTTGATCTGTAGCGTAACAAATCTCTCCTTCTTGAATATCAGAAACTGAAGAGTTTAAATTAGAATATGTACCTCTTGCAACGCGCAGAGGAGTTCTATTAGTAGGTGTAGGCATTAGTCGAAAGATCCTCCGTCGTATGTTGATGATGATGTAACAAGTGCAGAACCACTGTCAAAGTTGCCGCCGTCGGCTACAAGAATTGCATTGGTATCTACGTATTGCTTAGTAGCAGCATGTAAGTTTGCTGTTGGATCAGCTGACAAGGTAATAAACCCAGTCATTGTTCCACCAGCTAATGCCAGTCTTGAAGAGACATCTGCAGTTCCCCAAGACAAACCTCCACTACCATTAGTAGATAAGAACTGTCCTGAAGTACCAGTGTTATTAGGTAGTGTCAGTGTATAGTTAGCTGCAGCACTATGAGGTGGTCCTTTAATCTTGACACCATGAGTATTAACCTCACAGTTAAGAGTGATCTGACCTGAGCCATTAGTTGCATCACCAGTTACTACTGGTAGATTCTTTGTTAGATAACGAGTCTCTGAATCATTAGCGAAATAACTCATCCATACCCAAGAGGATGCAGAAGAGTCATACCTAAGCCTTACTGTCAATCCACTAGCGCCTACAAAGCCACTAGGAAGCCCTGAGAGGGGGCTGAATGACTCAATACCTGTACTATTACCAATCTCAACGTAATCGTTGTTGGAAGGGCTTCCAGGAATCGCAGCTACATTAGCAACGAGTGTAAATAAGACAGCTTGAGATACTGCAGCACTAGCTGCGTTAGCTGTATTAACAGCTGCTGTAGCATTAGTATCTGCAGTATTAGCAGTGACAACAGCAGCACTAGCATTTGTATTAGCAGTATTAGCTGTTGTAGTAGCACTATTAGCTAAATCGATAGCAGTATTAAATCCACCACTACCATCTGACTCCCGTGAGTTATTTAATGCAGTGGTGGCATTCGCATCAGCTGCGTTTGCAGTAACAACAGCAGCACTAGCGTTCGTTGAAGCTGTGTTGGCCGTTGTAACTGCACTTGCCGCATCAGTAGATGCCGTCGTAGCCGTAGCACTTGCAGCATTTGCTGTAACAACAGCTGCGCTTGCATTTGTATCAGCAGTTGTTGCTGTAGCTGATGCCGTATTAGCTGTAGAAATAGCTGTAGCACTATTGGTTAGTGCCGTATCAGCTGTTGTCTTAGCTGTATTAGCTGTGGTAGTAGCGTCTAAAGCGTCAGAATCTGATTCCTGTGTAACATATAAACTTTGAGTAAAGTTTTGATTTAGATCCTCTGCTTTAATAGCAGAACCAGGGAAAAACGTAGCACTCAGTAAGTCAATAGCTGTTTGCCGAAAAATACGGATAGCTACACCATTAGCTGGTGCTGTAGTAAATGAAATCGTGGTGGCGTTAGCAAATGTAAATGCAGTTGTAGCAACTGAGTCAAGTGTTACTTTAACATCAGCTTGTTTTAAATATTCAAATGTAAATGAATAGTTCGTGGTCGAACCATTCCCTGTATATGTATTTTGTGTAGTTGCCATTAGTAACGATTCGTTGGGATAATTCCTTGGGTAGCATTACGGTTATTAATTTGTTGAATCAGAATACGTTGCTGGATACCATTCTTCATTTCTGAATCTAATGCTTCATACGCAAGATCTTCAGCTAATTTCTGTGCATCACGTAGCATCGTATGGATTTGATCATACTTACCGATAGGCATTCTTTCAGAACTGATAAAATTAGGAGCACGACGTGCTTCTTTTAGTTCTTTTATTGTATTTCTAGCATCAGCTATTTTACTAATTCTACTAATTTCTTTTCTTAGAATCTGTTGTTCACCCATCTTTTTATACAATGCAGCACGTTCTGTATTAGTAAGATCTACACCATCACGTGTTTTAAATGCAGAAGATACATCATATTCAATATCTACTAAGAACTTTTCTTCTTTAGTCATACCAGGATGAATCTTTAGTGGAGACATCTGGTTATAAATACGATGAAATACATTATATTGGTTAGGGATTTCACCAGTGATTGGGTTAGTAATAGTAGGTAGTCTATTGGTAGCATCAATTGCTCCTAAGTACTTATTACGATTAGACAAATGACTCATAAGATCATTATTAAGTTCTTTGTAACCACCATCAAGTATTTTACCAAAAGTGTTACGTGCACCAGCTAACGGACCTAGAGAATCTAATTGTCCTGCAACAAACCGTGTAGCCTGCGCTTGGTTACCACCTAATACTTCAACCATAGAACGCATAGCAGACATACCAGCAGCATCAGTTAAAGAAGCAGCTAATATAAATGATGCCTTTTCAAAGAGATGTTCTACAGCAGTCTCACCTAACATGTCAAAGTTATCACCAACATTAGCAATAAAAGCGACCCAATTACTTAAACCAGGACCAAGTAGTTCTTCATACTCAAATCTAACTCCATCTAACCCTTCCATTGTACGGGCTTTCCAATTACTATTTTTTTGACGTGCTCTATTAAGCTGACGATCCATAGAACCATCACCTGTCATACTGAACAAACCATCTCCAAATAGTTTATCTTTAAATAAAGCAGAAACTGCTAAGCCAGTAACAAAAGTACCTACAGCTTTTCTACCTAATGTTCTATTTTTTAAATCAATAATAGTATTAAGTTTAGCAGTAGGATCCATACGTTGAATTGGATGACCACGTTTTGTAAGAAGTTTATCCACTAACTCTGGATTAGACATCAAATCTTTTACTGGAGTAAAAGCTAGATCATTAATATCTTCTTGAAATGATTTAAATGGAAGAGGTAGATAATCATCAGCTACTCTAACCATGTTCATCATTGACCTAGGGAAAGTAAAGAACGCCTGCACAGCAGGTATCATTTTTACTAATCCATCAACTTCTTTTACTAGTTTGGTATCTAGGTTTAATGCAATATCTGCTGTATTATATTTAACAGCTTGATCTGTAAGAATACCATTCCTATCAAACATGCTATTGTATTCTTCAGTAGCTAGTTCTT